GTCAAACTGAGGGTGATAATATTGCTGGCGATGACGTTAAAACACCAGAATGGAATTCTGATAAAGCATTAAAAGAACTGAATATCACTGAAATTCCATTTTCCATGACTGATGGCAATGTACAAGGATTCGCGCAAAATGATTCAATCGCAATTAATCCTGTTGCGGCGTTACCTCATAAAACACGTTTCCATGAAATAGCGCATGTAGTATTAAAGCACACAAAAGAGCATACCATGAGTGATAATGAGCATACTCCGCGCGATATAAAAGAAGTAGAGGCGGAGTCATGCGCGTATATATTATGCCAGCTGTTAGGCTTGCCCGGGGCTGAAAGTTCACGCGCTTATGTTCAAGGCTGGCTAGGTGATCGAAAAGAAATTCCTAGTCAATCCGCGCAACGTATCTTCGGAGCTGTTGACAAAATACTTAAAGCTGGCCAAGGAGCTTAATCATGGATAGATTTTTTATATGCGGGGTTGAAGTGACTGAGGAAGCATTTTGTAACATTAATGCAACAGGCTTTCAAGAGGAATACAATAATCAAGGCGGGGTTGATTTCAAAATTGAAACTTATGATCTTGAATTATAAACAGTCACGCTGATGAGGCTTAAATAGCCGAAACGCGCGCGAGCGCGTCCGTGACATAACATAACCATTAGAGGAATTATTATGAATGAATACATAGTAATGGGGCTTTTATTTGCTGTTTTATTGCAAATGGGGGCCTTATGAAATATATCACATATCTTCGCGTTTCTACAACTAAACAAAGTTTAGGCATAGACGCGCAACGCGCCCTCGTTAAAAGCCATATTCAAGATCAGCAAGGCGAGCATTTCGCTGAGTTTATTGAAAAGGAAAGCGGGCGGAAAGTCAGTGATGAGAATAGGCCTCAGCTCCATACGGCTTTACAGCTAGCGCGCAATGAGAATGCAATTTTGCTCGTTGCTAAGGTTGACCGTTTGGCCCGTGATCTTCACTTTATAACAGCTTTACTTAAAGAAGAGGTACCCGTTCAGGTTGCGGGACATGCTCAAATGTCTAAGATTGAATGGCATTTAATGGGCATGATCGCCGAGCATGAGGCTGATCTAATAAGCTTAAGAACACGTCAAGCCTTGCAAGCGTTACGTGATAAAGGCGTAAAACTAGGCGCGCCACCGTTCAAGCTAGCCCGGGCGCAACACTTAGGCGGGATGGCCACAAAAGATAAAGCAGAAGCGTATAGAATGCGCGTAAGCCCAATCTTAACAGGACTTTTAAAAGATCATAACTTTATCAAAGTCAATAAAAAAACACGTAGGAAAATGCCTGATTTACAAGCTATATCAGACCATTTAAATGTTATTGGCCTACGTACTATGTATAACAAGCCTTTTAATTCGGAAAGTTTGAGGGCATTAATGAAGAAAGAGAAATTTCTATGAGAAAAACCGCAGAAGGTAAACTAACGCCGGATGATATTCTATCCGGATCACAAGTAGCAACACTATTAGGTAAAAATCCATTTCAAACGCCAAATGACGTGCTAAAACGTGCATTTGATGTCATGTCTGGACATGAGCCTGAATTTAAACCCCATGAATCAATGTCGTGGGGCAACGCATTTGAACTTGACATTCTGAATGAAGGGTGCGCACGATTAGGCCTTGGTAATCCCAAGACGACATTCGATAAAGCATTCTTCCATAAAGACTTACCTCTTGCCGTGTCACTCGATGGCATGGTGCAAGGTAATGGTGAAGTGATTACATCAGATCCCTCTAAAAACATCTTTTTGCAAAACTGCGATGAGTTAGAGTTAACCGGTGATGTAGTCGTGGAAGCTAAACTGACAGGCCAAGACGTTGAAACTCAACTGGCAGATTATCGCGGTAAGTGGCAACTCCAAGCGCAAATGATGTGTACAGGTGCTAAGGTTGGTTTTGTATTTGTGCTTTACAAGGGTGTACAATTACGAATCTTTGGTTTTAAAGCTGATGACGAGATGCAAAAACAGATCGCTGATGCTGCCATTGATTTTAAACGTAGACTAATGAAATACGAGCAAGCACAAGAGACTGAGTGGTATCCAATCGAGAACATCAAAGATGCACAAAACATCTATGACGAATCGACTGAAGAGACGGTAAACTTAGCCGAGATGGAATACAAGGTTGAAGCTATCGTAAGAATGCGCGAAGACATCAAGGACATGGAAACACAAATTGAATTGTTTCAAGCGCAGATTATGGCTCAAATGGCAGATCGCAAGTATGCCAATGCCGGTAAGTACTTAGTCACATGGGGCGAGATGAACTTCAAAGCTGTACCTGAGAAGATTGTCCCGGCAAAACCCGCTCGTACCGTACGTAACGCTAACTTGAGGATTAAATACAATGGATAGTTTTGATAATAGAGGTGCTGACTTTTGGCACTGGCAACAACAGTTGGAACAACTGGAGGAAGAGGAAGCAAAGATTGCGACTGATGACTTCTTTTTTAAAGGCATTGTGGATACGCGTGTGAAATCAAAAGCACGTCGTAAAGCAATAATGAAAATCTATTTTGGAGACCGTAATGGAACAACAGAAAACTTCGGCGATTGCTAAAGCGTTTGTAGAAGCGCAAAAAGAGTTCGCGCCAGCTCTTAAAACATCAACTAACCCACACTTTAGATCAAAGTATGTCGATCTATCCGGGTGTGTTGAAGCTGTACTGGATGCACTCAACAATCATGGTTTTGCATTGATACAAAAAACGCATGACTGTGAGAATGGTGTAAAAGTAGAAACCATATTCATGTATGAAACAGGTGAACAGATTTCAGGGGGTGTGATTTCTGTACCCGCTGATAAACACAATGCACAAGGTTATGGCTCAGCGTTAACCTATGCCAGACGTTACAGTTTGATGGCGGCCTGTGGTATTGCACCTGAAGATGATGATGGTAATGCGGCCACAAAAGCACCGGCTGTCAAACCACCGGAAATGGTTTCCGCCACAAAAAAGTAAT